CGTGAGGCAATCATGTTGGCCCCATGAAAAAGGCTCACCCTTCATCGCCTTCAGGTAAGCGTTGAGATGCTCGCGCGGTCCCATCACTCAGAATTAACCTCGCGGCCCCAAACTATGTCTCTGTCCTGCAAGTTAGAGACATATGAGAAGAACGTGTCACTGCTGTGTCGAGACCTTTGGCTTTCATTTGTGTAGCGCCAGTTTGATGCCTTCTCCAGGCGAACCAACTTGCTCTCAACGGTCAAAGAGATAACGCTGGTTTCACCGCTGTCTTCAATCGTCATAACGTCCATCAGGCCGCTGAACACTTCAATCGGCGTCGTGGTGTCAGTCGTGCCAAAGTAAATCTTGCACGCGCGTCGCTGGTAAGGCTCCTGCAACGCCAGAGAAACAAGCGAAGCCGGAACTCCGGAAAGCTGCAAGGTAATGCTCTTGGCTGACAGATCGTTTACCTCATCGATGCCCGTGATGGACAAAAGATTGCCAGTCCCGGTATAGACATTACTGCTTATCGTCCTGTTGCCATACCCAGTCCAAAATCTCACAGGCGCACTGTCGAAAAGCATCTCAACCGCATAAAACGGAAGAACTTCCGGCTGGCTCAGAGCAGTCAATAAGGATGCTGGTGTGCTGCGGGTCATAATGCCTCCATCGCGGCAAACGTAATGCCATATATGCTGGCTTCATTGACTGACCAAGATTGCTCGTTTGAGGACAAGCGAAATACGCCAGCGGCGCTGGTCAGATCGGCAGCGACGTTTGATTGATCTGCCCTCAAGGCGGGCCATATCTCCAAAGTGCCTGATCCGTTTTGATCCTGCAAAACCTTGTGCAACCGTGCGTCAAGGCCGGAACCAAGCTGGATGTAATCACCAGCGAGCAATGTTCCAGTCATCGTGGTTGATACGCTGCTATCGCCGGTTGAACCTGTGATGTTGACTGTGGTGGCCGTGCCGCGAGGAGCCGTCCCTGACGGATCATGCAACAAGAACGTGCCGAATTGACCGCGAAGGCTAATCAAAAAGGCGATCCATTCCTCCGCATCCGCGCGCTTCATGGCTGGCAGCGTTACATCCGCCTGCCAGGTTTGGCCCGAATAAGCATGAGCCTGGCCAGCAAAGGTGAATGGGCTTCGTCTATAAGTAACAGCGTTGATAGCAGTCAACTCAACGCTCATAATGCCGGTGTGCGATGGCAGGGCCAAAGGATAGCTAATACTCATGCGAATGCCCTTCCATATGATCCGCCGCGACGCTTCGCATCTACCACTGCCGACTTGGCACTTTCCGCAATCTGCGGCATTAGCTGCTTGATCTCTGTGCGTACAGTTTGTTGTACACCAGTGGAAACATTAATTGTTTGATTGACAACAACCTGGCCACCGCCTGAGCCTTTGGTGTGATCTGTAACAGTCTCTCTTGGGTGCAGCATGGCCATAAAGCCGCCTTTGCCGTCCAAGCCGCCCGCGCGGGGGCCGTTGCCCGTGTAGCCTCCGCCCTCCATTCGCGCCATTGGCCGGACGTTGCCAGTCCCGAATGGCATAGATGGGCCAGAGACTTGGTTGGCGTTAAAGTAGCCACCGACGGCGTTCATGATGAACCCAGTGATCCGCTTGACCACAAACACGCGATACAGCTCTTTGATGATCTCAGAGGCCATAGACTTAAATGCTTCTTTTGTTGACTTTGTGCCATCAACAGCACTCATCATAGCGTCCTCGAATGACTGACCGACTGAATCCATTATATCATTAAGTCGCTTCATGGATGGTGAAAGCTCACTGTTGACTGTCGTAGCCGTTTTAGAAATTACCTTATTTCGGTCCTCAAATATTTGATTCAGCGCATCGGTCGCATCAGCCAAGCCCTCAGTTGAGCCAAGAATGTCAACGTATTTGTTGGCTGTATCGTCAATTGTGCCGATACGAGATGCAAATAAAGCGTTGGTCGCGGCGGTAGCGGCCTGAAGCCCATTCTCTGATCCTAATATATCAACATATTTGTTGGCTGTATCATCTATCGTGCCAAGTCTAGCTCTATACAAAGCATTAGTAGCCTCAACGGCAAGTTGAAGGCCGTTTTCAGACCCGAGTATGTCAACATATTTGTTGGCTGTGTCGTCTATTGTGCCAAATCTAGCTTTATGCAGAGCGTTGACAGCATCAAGGGCAAGTTGAAGGCCGCTTTCAGACCCGAGTATGTCAACATATTTGTTGGCTGTGTCGTCTATTGTGCCAAGGCGAGAAGCGTAAATGTCATTTAAAGCCAACTCAGCTTTACGCAATCCATCAGAAGTGCCGAGTATGTCCATCATGCCATCAAGGACTCGACCCCTCTCGTCAGTTCCAGAGCGCAGCAATCTCAACTCTTCCTGAAGCGTCTGCAAACGCTCTTGCGCTAATGCTAATTGCGTCCCCGCACCGGCTTTAGCAATACCTCTAGCTGATTCAGCTGTAAGTTTTTTTTGAGCAACAACTTGCTTTTGCAAACTTATTGCATTAGCCAAAGAAGCCTCTTCAGCAGTTTTAAACCCGCTAGCTAATAAAGCGATTTCAGCCCTAGCCTCACCAGTACTCTTCTTTATGCTTTTCAGCGCCTCATCCAGAGGCATTAAACTACCGGCGAGGTTTTTGCTGGACTTGCTTGATCTGTCTATAGCGACATAAAAAGCGGCAAAGATAGCTACCGCCGCACCTGCAACCGCACCAATTGGGCCGAAGATTTGCAATAACTGTGGAGCCTGCTGACCAAATGCCTGCATCTTGGATGTGCCGTTGGCGACTTGAACTGCAAAGTCACCTACCTGATAACCTGCCTGCTGCAAACCACCCATACCAAATTTTCGGAGATTTACATTGCCAACAGTAACGCTTTTGTTGAAGCTGCCCATTTTGGATTGGGCATTCTGCACTGATTGACCAACGCGCTGAGTAGACTTCGATACCTGATCCAAGCCCTTAACTGCCGCATTGGTCTGGGCCGCGATAATAATGTTGATCTTTTCACTCATTTTTATCCCGCTCCTCGATCAGCGCAAAGTATGCGATCCATTCATTATACTCCGAAAGGCTGATTTTCTCAATCTCCGAGATGGTCTTGCCTAATCTAAGCGCCAACCCAAGGAGGTTGAACCTGAATGGATCGCCCTTTAGTTTTTTAGATGATCCTCTGTGCTATCAGTATCAAAGATAGAACCAAAGACCTTCGCAATCACGTTGACAGGCTCGCCAAGAAGGATCGCCTTATCTTCCAATGTGAATGCTTTTTCGCCAGCCTCATCCTCACACTTGACAATAATCATCTCGACCATTGCACTCATGCTGGGTTCAGCCAGAAAGTTAGGGTATTTGCGCTGGACTTTCTCAATGTCTCTTGCGGAGACATCGGTGAAGTAAAGGCGAAGCGGATTGTCCGCCTCGCCCCACTCTTCAACGTCAGAGAAACCACGCTGCTGTTCCGCTCGCTTCGCCGCGATACGTTTTGCTAGGGTCATGTTTTACACCGTTGTTTGTGTTAATGCACCATTACCCTGCACTGAAATTGACATCTCCACAAGCCCATCAAATGATGAACTAACTGAACGACCAGTCACGATGGCTGAACCGGAAAGATAAGTATCTCCGGCTGTATCGCCTTCAGGGTAAAGGTTCAGAGTTACCTCTGCACCGATTGTGAGACCGCCCTGACCCGCTGTGTCAGATTCGTCCCAGAATACATCAACAGAACCAGAGAAGCTGGTCAGTGATGGTTTGTACGTCCGAGCGGAATCGCCCATGGATGTATCTTCAAGTGTGTCCGCAGTTTCCTCAATTGAGAAGGAACGGATTTCTGCAATCGCGTCGGAACCGACCTTTACGGTGCCTTCGCTACCAGCGTGCGTAGCCATGGTGAATCTCCTATCTGGCCGTTTCCACATCATCAATGTCGGTGGAATACTCGACACTGAAGTTTAATCTGGCGACACCAACAGGCTGTTCGGCCTCGCCAGAGAAATCTATTTCAGTACCCGAAAGCACTGTCGTCTTTGCAAGACCGTTCAGCGAAAAGTCCGCTGCAATGGCCTCTTCGACCTGGACGCAAATTGCATCTAAGTCATCGTCCAAATCAGCCGTAGCCAACGCGTAAACGTCAACATTGACTGTCAGGGTACGCATAAGCGTCTTTCTGCCCAATGTCATCAGGCCAGACTGCTCTGCGCCCGCATAAACAGTTATAGCAGGTAATTTAGCCTGTGTCAGCGGATATACGCGACTGCCATAAACACGGGAAGAAACAAGGGCAACACCGCTAGTTAGCAGCGTGACCATTCTTTCCCTAATTTGCTGGCGGACATGAGACATTATGATTTTTCCAACTGAACTACGGTAACACCAGTGCCATCATGTATCCACGCACGAACAGCATAGTTTGTACCAGATATTACCATAACCTCACCCTCTCCGATAGAAGGGAGATCAGATGTTTTGCAGGTCAATTGAGGTTGCTCCTGATGCACCGTGACAAAGCCACCGCTATCCACAGGAATAGTCTCATTGTCGAAGATACCCTTGATCGAGCCGCCGTCATATGTGACGGACACGGCAAA